GTCAGCAACACCCCCAGAACCATTATCTGATTTGATAATGACTTGCTTATCATCACTATCGTTTTGAATAATTAGGCTGTTTGTTACGTTTTGGATGTAGCTATTTGCCCCATCATGGTAAATCTGTAGGTCAGACCCAGCGCCGAAGATGGCTTTGACGTTATCACCCATGCTTAGGTTACCCGTCATGGTATCGCCAGTTATCCTGACAAAGCCAGTTGCGGTATCTAGGGCATTCTTAAGTTCACTGAAGACTATCTTCTTAGTTTCAGTAGCTGATGTATCTACAATAGCTATAGCATCATCGTCAGCTACGTTAGCCCCAGTAAGGGCTGTTAATTCTGAGATTTTCTGATCCGCCAAGACCTTATCCTTTCCACATATTAGGCCAAGACCGATTACCTTTACTCAGGTTTTGTTCGGCTGGCATTATCCTTAAGTTCCACCATACATGTAATCCGCAAACTGTACTACCTTGCAGCGGGATTATGTGATCAACATGATGTTTTTTACCTGTACTTTTTGTAGCGTTTATACAAGCCCTATATATACTTTTTATCCTATCTTCGTGGAGTTTGTCGATCCAACATGGGATAGCTTTTAATTTAGCTGTTCGTCTTTTAGCGCAATTACTAAAAACTATATCTTTATTTTTATAATAGTATTGACGAGCCTTGAATTTATTTTGTTCGTGGTTTTTATAGTAGTTAGCTGAGGTTGCAGAGTTTCTCTTTTCTTTATTACGAGAGTAATAATCTCTAGCTCTTAATCTTGCACACTTCCTACAAGACCTAGAGAAACCACTTTTAGTATGTTTATCCTTATTAAACAGGTCAACAGAAAGATATTCTTTACAAATATAACACCGTTGATCTGCCATTTTATTATTCCTTATCCCTTACCTTAACTCTGCCCAAATAAGACCACTTGCACTACCTACAGTAACTTTATAGTAAATGTTGTTCGGTATAATTGTAGTAACTCCAATAGGATCATTTATATCAGATGCTCTATCTACAATTACTGAAGCTGACATATCTGAATTTGGAGATACTGTGAGATTCATAGTACCACCACTAGCAACAGTTGCACTTACTCCAATAAATATCGGCTTACCTGTAGTGTTTTGGTATGTTGTATTAAAAGCCCTACTGCTTGTCATGTCTTGCCACGTTTGATCTACCCCTAAAACTTGGTTTCCAATAACCGCCTCAGCAGCGGCTTTTACCTTAGCTGGTGACACAAGGCTTTCAGTAGTACCTGTACCAGTTTCCCATGTGGCTGTAGCTTGATCACCTAGTAGGCCAGTTTGAGTACCAGAGGTGTTTACTACATGAGTGTCATCTAAGACTTCAAAACCGTTTGTTTGATCAATGTATCCTACATTAAGATAAGTCGTTGTAGTATTGTTTCTTATCTTAAGAAGCTGGTTATCGGTATCATAAAACCACTGATTAGGAAATGTAGCAGAGGGTACACCTGTACCTGAGTTATTAGTAGCTGTAGCCTCAAGGACATTATTAATGTCGGTTCTAGCATCAGATGCTGTTTGGTTAGCTATGTTGTAGTCGTGTTGTGCCATATTAGTATTCCACTATCCCTTTAAATCTAAATACTTGAGGTGTTATATCTGGATTGCCGTTTGACAATATTATCCTAAACCTAAAGTATCTTCCTGTTACCTCACCTGTTGCTGTGACCCAATTATCTGAGAAGGTGGTTGTATTACTTGCGTCCACTTCAACTTGAACAAAGAAGTCATTGAAAGCTGCATCTTCATCCGTCCAAGTATCCCAGTTATCAGGCCATGTACTCCACACTTGAGGTATATCATCCCAATATATCTCGTCAAAGCTAGGACCAACAACATTAGCGTCTGACCTATCGAACTCTATTTCATATGAAACTCTAACTGTTCTGCTAGATCCTACATCTAAGTATTCAACACTGTTATAACCATCAGCCTCTACACTGTACGTCCCAGCAGATCCTGATGAAGAATAGTTATCTAACCTAATACCTTTTTGCCAACCATAACCAGTACCTGCTGATTGAGCTTTTACATATATATCATCATTTACACTATAAGTAACCCCTGTAGTACCAGCTACAGCATTCCAGTCAGTAGTCCCTAGTGACCTAATTCTATAAGCTCTACCTACTACCATACTACTAGAGAATACAATAGCTTGAGTATAAAGAATACCCTGTATGTTACTAAGAGTACCACTAAAGGTATCGGCTGTACTATCTGATTGGGCTAAAGAAGGTAACTCAGAGGGTTGTACAACTACAGATACTGGGTTATCTGCCCTATTACCTGACTTATCCCAAGTCTCCAAAAAGAAAGTACCACTTATAGCTGGGTAAGTTATAGAGGTAGCTGGCCTAGCAATTTTATTTATAAGTATTTGAGCAGTGCTATCATAACTTGCGGTAGTTGATGGGTTGTACCGTAATCTATAGAAAGACAGATCTAAAGAATCTGAAGCAGTCCAATTAAGGAATAAGGTTCCTCCAGACAACTCCTTGGTTAAGTTTGATACGTTGTTTGGCTTTGTAAAGTCTGGTTCAACGACTGGAGAAATGGTTTCAAAATCACCTTTAATACCAAAGGCGTTAATAGCTCTAGCTCTTACATCATAAGTTATAGTTGAAGTGGCTTGACCAGTGTTGGGATCAATGTCTGGTACTTTAATATCTATAATCTCAAACCTACCTAAGTCTCCTGTAGCTAAGGTAGTGTAGTTACTGTCTGTTGATAGCTTATACTCAACTTCAACATAGTCTATTCGTTCAGGGGAGTCTGCTGTAACATCAATAACAAGAACATTAGTTAAGTGTTCATTGATAACTCTATAGTCTTGACTGGTATCTAAGCCTATGGATGGTACATCAAATGGTGATGGTAAGGTTGTATTATCACTCTCATATACTGCACCGTCATCTACATCATCAAAGACAGATTCACTAATTTCTCTAAGTGACATATTAACTAGGATGTCATACTCAGCTTGTACACCAAAGTCCCAAGTGACAACCTCAAACTCTTTATTAGTCCAGCCAAATCTAGTGTTACTTAGACGTACAATATCACCCACTTGAACTTGGAAGGCTCTTAAACCAAAAGTAGCCTGTACACTAAGCTGCTGTCTGTTACGCTCTAAAGTTATAAGACCTATGCGTCTAGCTTCAGTTGTATTGTCTGTAAAGGGTAACTGCAAGTCAATTACACTCTCTTGACCGCCATCAGCAGCTAGGAAGGTGTTATAAGTAGCTGAGTTAAGGATAGGCACTTGAGGGAAGTCAGATGGCTGATAGTCACTCTCTGGGCCTCTGAATGTACCTTTGACTACATTGAAGTTATCTCTTCTTGAGTGTCTAGTACCAACTGATATACCTGATCTTAGGTCATCCTCATTAAGATCTAATACTGGGTCTGTGTAGTAAGCTGGTTTCATTCTCCACTTACCCTGAGCATACCACAGAAGACCACCCATAGCTGTAGATAAGTTCTGTATAGCATCGTAAGGTGTGGTGTTAGTAGTAAATGCACCATTAAGAGAGAACCTAGTACCACCTGACAGAACAGGGTAGCTTAGATGGTCACAGACATTAGCAGCTATAGTAACAAGGTCATCATCTACATTCTCAATGTCTTCACTGATACCGTAGTTATAGATAGTTGTGTTGTCTCCACCTTTACCTGAAGTAATGTAATCTCTTAAGCATAGGGCTGGGTTGTCGGACCAAACTGTAGTACTTGTACGGGGATCATAGACCTTCTTACCTTTAACTATAGCTGTAATTTCAGGTACACCATTAGGGAATACATCAGCGTCATACTCTAGCATAACGTAGAGATAAGCTGTAGTTAATAGTCTACAGTTTACATCCCACTTTGCAGGGGGGCTTACACCACCTAGATCTGAAGATGTAACAGCAGTCTGTGTAGCAGTGCCTAACTTCTTAACTATCCGTACTGCTGGTCTGCCTTCTCTTGTATAAAACTTACCGTATACATTATCATTACCCGCATCAGTAACTTCATTTCCAGTTAAAGTTATTTCTTCGTCATTTAAATAGATAGTCTCAAACTCTTCTACCTCATGTCCAGCAAAAGCTAATACAGTGTGTAGATACTTGTTGTTATCTGTA